TCACTTTGGACGCATTGCTATTGGCTTTACAATAGCCTATCGTGCTATGAATGCGTTTGAAGCTCTCTTAGGAAAAACAACTGAGACTATAAAAACGTCTATTAAGGAAGCTGGTGAACTAGCTACTCTACAAGGTAAGTTAGCTATGTTTACTGTTATGGCTTCCAAAGGAACTATTGGCTTTGATAAAGCCTTTAGACAAGTCAGGACAAGTTGTGCTAATCTAGCACAATCCTCTGTAAGAAGCATATCTTCCATACAGGAACTTAGTGTAGCAATGGATGAGCTTTCTCAGGCAGGTGTGCTGGTTCCGCCTAACTTAACTAAAGAGTTTGTCTCATTTGTTGATTTTACTTCGTTGATTTCTCAGACGACTGGAGATAATGTAAGGCAATTACGTTCTGAGATTAATGCTTTAATGGAAGGTCAGACACGCGCCAATAATACTTTGATTCGTTCCATGAAGAATTTTGGTATTATTACTGAGGAAGACATCAAATCATTAAGAAAGATGCACAACCGCGCTGAAGTAACTGAAAATATTATGAAGAAGATTCATGAACGGTGGACTGAATTTATTGATAAACTTCTTGAAAGTAACCCATCAGTAGCCCTTGATGTATGGGAAAAGTCTATAAGACGTTTACTTACTAGTACAATAGGTTTGGTAAGCAATTCTAAAGGCCAGTTTAATCTGTTTGCTACTACAATAAAGAAGCACATAGATGAGTGGAACAAAGCCTTTAGTGATGATATGACAAAGAACCTAGATGTTAAGCGTTTTGCCATCATGTTTGTGCAGTTGAATAAGGTTTTAGAGTTTAGTTTAACTGCCTTTGAGAAAATGATCAAGGGAATTGCTGGATTAGCGACAGCGTTTTATAATCTTGATGACTCAATTAAAAATGCCATAAAGATACTACTCACATGGGAAGCTCTCATAGTTGGTTACAAAGCTATTAAGATACTAACAGGAGCCTTTGTAGCTTTGAATGCTGGAATCCTGGCGCTAGCAGGTACATTAGGACCAGTTGCGACAGGTTTGTTAGCTTATGGTGCACTTGGATTCTTAGCTGCTAATGCTTTGTCTGTTCTTACTGGTATAACTATAAGCGCTGAGAAACCAACTAACATATTAACTAAAGCATTTGAAGGACTAATAGCAGTATTAGATAAATTTAAGTATTCAGCTATTGGTGCTGCCATTGGCTTCAAGTTAACTAAGACTTGGCTGGGAGCTGCTGTAGGAGCCGCTGCTGGAGGAGCAGTTGACCTAATTTCAGCCATGTACGGCTCTGCTGAAGATAGAGATAAGCAGATTGCTAAGTTAAAGAAACAAGATGAACTTCTATTAGAGCACATTAGACAGTCTAATCTAGCGTTGAAAACATCCTTAAAAGATGCCAATGATACTGAGAGAGCAAGAGTAGAAGCTTACATCGCTACGCTTACTAAGCAACGCGAAAACATAAAAGAGAACATTAGAACCTTACAAGCTGGTCCTGACACTAAGCAGCCTAGTTTTGTGGCAGACGTTATAAAGCAGACTATAGAATCTATGACAGTAGCTATAGATGCTGGTATGACTGCTTTAGCACCTTATAAAGAGACATTGAAGAAGTGGTGGGACGAACTAACTTTTCCAAATATTGATCTTACTAGTAAATTCAAAGAGAGCACTGATCCTTTTGAGCCAATAACTAAATCAGCTGAGCAGAGTTTAGAAGAAATAGATAAACTTCTGGGTTCTGTTTCATCTAATATGTATGAACGCTTTATCAAGGCAGTTAATGATGGAAAAGTTGCACTAGCTGATCTTTTTGCTGCTCCTGCTAAAGCGGAACTTCAATATGAGATTAATGACTTACAAAAGAAGATTCCATTACTAAAGGCTGCTCTTCGTTTAACTGAAGGTACAGATGAGGCTCTAAAATACAAAGCAGCACTTGCTACCGTAAATGCACAGATAGCAGACCTTACAAATAATCTTAACGACATTGACCGTCAGAAGTCTATGGCTCCTGCCATTGCAATGGCAAAACAACTAGATGATGAGCTTAAAAGGATAAAGAATACACTAGTTGAGGGAACACCGGAATATTTATCTAATCTTACTGCCCTTCTTGAGAAGTATAAAGACGTATATGCAGGAGTAGATATAGATAAGGAAGATTATAAGCAGATGGATGCTCTTAACACCTATCTGCAAAACATAAAAGAAATGGAAACTGCTACTGCCAGTTGGAAACGGGGAGTGCAAGATGCCTTTGATGAGTTAAGAAAGCCAAATACAGTGAATCTGATGAAAGACTTTGTGGTTAGTGCTTTTAATGAGATGGAAGGAGCCATTGTTAACTTTACTACTAAAGGCAAACAGGCATTCAAAGATATGGCTGAGAGCATCCTTCAAGACCTTCTTAGAATAATAGTAAGAATGCAGATTATTCAGCCTATCGCACAGATGATGAATATGGCCTTATTTGCTAGCCCATTTGAACTTCTCCCAGCGAGTACTCAAAGTGCTATAGAAACTTATCCTATCTCTGGAATAGCACATGCTAAGGGTGGATGGTTAAATGAGAAGGTAATTGGTTATGGCTTATCTACAGGTAAACTTCACACATTTGCCGAGAATGAACCAGAGTATATTACTCCAAGTTCTCAGATGGGAAGTGGCACAGTTATAAATATCATAAATAACACACCTGCTCAGGTAAGGACTGAAGAAAATAGTTCAAGAGGATCAAAGCGCATAGATGTCTATATAGATGAGCTTATAGCAGCTAAACTAGCGGGAGGAAGTAAGTCTGCTTCCGTCCTGCGTCGTGTTTATGGATTAACTCCAGCTTTGGCGGGGAGGTAATAATGGCGACTTGGCCGACATCACTTCCACAAGAATTAAATGAGGAAGGTTTCTCTACCGAATTAATTGATAATACAATTCGCACACAGATGGATTATGGTCCAGCAAAAGTACGTAAACGCTGCACATCTAATGTTATGAAGGTAGAAGGAAGTGTGTCACTTAATAGTACACAGTTAACTACTTTTATGTCATTTTTTAACTCTAATTGTGCTTACGGAGCAACAGCATTTGACTGGACTCATCCACTTACAGGAAATAACTGTTCTATGCGATTTGTGTCTCCTCCGAAAATTAGGCCAATAGGCGGAAACATAACTGAAGTACAAATGAGTTTGGAGATACTAACATGAGAAATACTAGTCTAACATTCAGACAGGCTGTCTATGCACAGGAAACAGCAGAAGTTCTTATAATATTGTTAGAAATAGATCATGATGATTTAGATAGCCCTATTCGTATTTGCAAGAATGATACAGACATAACGTCTAATGGGAATGTATATCTAGCATACAATTTTGATATACAGCTTCCTACAGATGAAGATAACGATGTGCCACAAGCACAATTAGTGATAGATAATGTAGATAGAGCATTAACACAAGCAATAAGAACCATACAGACCCCACCGACTATTCGTATAATGGTAGTTTTAGCAAGTGCTCCAGACACACTTGAAGTAGATATGCCAGATTTCTTGCTAACAAACATTTCCTATAATGCTTCCACCATCACAGCAACTATCTCTATTGAAAACTTTTTACAGGAACCGTTTCCAGGCGATTTGTTTACCCCAACTCAATTTCCAGGATTGTTTTAGCAAACTGCAAAATGAATTTTGCTAATCAATATATCGGACTTAAGTTTAAAAATCGTGGGCGCACGAAAGAGGGAGTTGACTGCTGGGGGTTAGTAAGACTAATCTATAAAGAGCAATTTAATATTGAGTTGCCTTCATATGATGATGAGTATAAATCATCACATAACATACGGGAAACACAGGAAGCTATAAATGAACACGCCAAAGAGTGGATACCAATTACTAAAGAGTTGGTTTCTCCTGGGGATGTTGTGGTACTGCGTTTATCTGGTTATCCAACACATGTCGGTATGGTGATAGAAAAGAACAAAATGTTGCATATAATAGATGGAACAGACGCAGTAATAGAGAACTATACAGGACGCTTGTGGGAACACAGAATTGTTGGTTTTTTCCGTCACAAGGAGTTTGTTAATGAATAGAGAAATTAACTTAACGACATTTCTTAATCCGTTCTCTTCTGACCATACTGCTATGCCAGTTTCTGTTATAGGCAACATAGTAGATACCATTGATGCATCTGGTCTTCATTTTCCAAGTGGAATAAACTGTACAATTCTATTAAATGGTATTACTATTCCTAGAGAAGAATGGGAATTTACCTTTCCTAAACCAGGGGACAGTATTACTTTAAAGCTTATTCCTCAGGGTGGTAGTGGCAAGAATGTAATGCGTATCGTTATGACAATCGCATTAATATCTACGGTATGGGGCACACCTACTGCTTTAGGCGGTTGGGGAGGTGTCGGTGCTTCATTATTTTCAAGTGGATCTGCAGCATTTGGTGTTAATGCCGCTCTTACATATGCAGGACTACTCTTAATTGATAAAATAGCTCCACTACCTACTCCTTCCACTACTAGGCAAAAAGAAGACGCGCCTAAAACATATGGAATTGAAAGTTCTACTAATCGTATGAATCCGTGGGGAGCCGTCCCGGTCCTACTTGGGCGACATCGTTTTCATCCTCCATATGCAGCACAGCCTTACACTGAATACATAGGAGATGAGCAATATATAAATATGCTCTTTTGTTTAGGATATGCTCCTATACAGATAGAGGATATGAAGTTAGGTGCTATAAACATAGATGATTATGCTGAAGAAGGCTTTACAAATAATGACTATACTGCTCATGAAACAGATCGTAATATAGAATTTTATGTTCATGACAACTTTGATAGCAATAATTCACAATTAGTTTACTTTAAAAATGACATGCACGAGGAGCAGTTCTCTTATGAACTTGTAGCGGCTAATAACTACATTATTGCTACTACAGAACCTAATACTGATGAATTCATAGTTGATATTACAGCCCCTAATGGCGTTTATGGTGTAACTGATAACGGCACAAAGACACAACAAACTGTAGAGTTTGAAATACAGTTTTCCCCACACAATAATAATAACTGGAGTTTAAGCTCTGAAGGTACATCTATAAGTCAGGCAACTTTTACTATTGCCAAGCCCAGCAATTCTCACATGGAATATCTAGACACAGATGGAGCAGTTGTACGCACTGAATCAGTAGGTTACAAATACACAAGAATAGGTTTAGACAAAACTAATGGTGCTTGGTATATAACTCCTTACTACAATAATAGCATATATCCTTTATATCCTGCTAGAAGTGCTGCCCTGGCACGGCAAGCTACACCACACTTCCCTGGTTATGTTGCTCCTGTCTGTGGAATTACTACGGCATCTACTGATGCCAGCATAGCAGCTAATAACTTAGCAGATTTAAGAACAGCTGAACTTAGTAGTAATAATGCTAATGATTTTACTCCTAGTGTAAGTGCATTTAATGTAACAGTCTCATCTGGAATATTGTCACTTGAACCTCGGATTATATCAGCTAGTTCAGCTACTATACGTCGAAGTTTCCGCTTCCGTATGAACAATGCAGGTACATGGGATGTACGAGTAAGACGAATCACCGAAGATCACGATCCGGTAGATGACAGAATCTATGATACAATATACTGGACGGGATTAAAATCTATCAATCATAACTGTGCTGCTGTAGATAAAGATGGTCTAGTTTTAGTAGAAATGCGTGTTAGAGCATCAGAACAGTTTAATGGAGCCATGGAGGACTTCACCGTCCTTGCCACGAGCGTATGCAAAGACTGGGACACTTCTAGCAAAACATGGATTGAGCGTCCTACAAGTAATCCAGCATCTCTTTTCCGTCATATACTTCAGGGAACTTTTAATAAGCGTCCTGTAGCTGATGCCAAGTTAAACCTAACAGATTTAGCCACTTGGCATGAATATTGTGATGGAATGGCAGTCGCATTTAACTTATACTGTGACTATCAGACATCAGTCTTTGAAATGCTAGCCAATGTAGCAGCAGCTGGTCGTTCCTCTCCCACATACAAAGATGGTAAATACACTATAGTCACGGATAAAGAGCAAACTACTCCAGTACAGCATTTTACACCTAGAACTAGCTGGGGCTTTTCATCTACTAAAACATTCTATACTCCTCCTCATGCATTCAGAGTCACTTTTGCTGATGGCCAACAGGATTTTGCCACAGAAGAGGCTTTTGTTTATGATGATGGCTATAACCTAGATGGAAGTAATAACTGTACCAAGGCTACTTTATTTGAAGAATTAAAGCTCATAGGAGCTACTACTTACCATGATGTATGGAAGCATGGCCGCTTTCATTTAGCACAATTGCGCTTACGTCCCGAGACATTTACGATTAACACTGACATTGAAAATTTGGCCTGTACTCGCGGTGACTTGGTTAGAGTTACACATGATATACCTATGTGGGGATTAGCTACAGGACGAATTAAAACTGTGGCTACGTCAGGCAACAATATAACAGGGATAACTGTAGATGAAGAGTGCAGCATGAACAACAACAATAATTATGCTGTGCGGATAAGGCTTTCTACAGGTAACTCATCTTACCATCCAATAACAACAGTTGAAGGCAATCAGACTTCTCTGAACTTTACTACTCCAGTCGCTGCCAATAACAATAACATTGCATCTGGCGATTTATTTCAGTTTGGTGTAGCAAATGATGAGTCTGTAGAATGCATAGTAAAAGCTATTAGGCCACTTGATAATCTTAGTGCTGAAATAGATTTAATGGATTATTCCGCAGCAGTTTATACATCTGATAATAATGCTATACCAGCTTATGACACTCATATTACTGCCGCTGCTAACGACATTTCACCTGTTATCGACTCTGTTCGTTCCGATGAAAGAGTCATGATAAAGCGTGGTACTGTTTGGTCACCCCGAATACTAGTTTCCTTTAAACCGAGGGCAGCAGATAGACTGTCTGATATTCTGTTTGTAGAAGGACAGTTCAAGCCATCATTCTCAACTGCTGCATGGGTAAGTATAGGTCACTTCTCTAAAGATGTTTCTTCTGTCTTTATTGATAATGTTGAGCAAGGTGTTGAGTATTGGCTGCGCTTCCGTTATTTATATCGTGATCGTCATAATGGCCCTTGGTGTGCCACATATACTCATACAGTAGTAGGAAAAAGTGGCAATCCTAGTGATGCCTCTTTTGATGACCCAAATTGCGAGTTTACGTCTAATCGCATAAAGTTTGCTATTCTACCAATTAGTGACTTTGATCTTGATTTCTATGAAATACGCACAGACACAGACTTTGGTGATGATGATGGGCTGATTGTACGTACAAAGTCACCTATCTACATATACTCTGGTATTCTTGCTATTAATCAGACGTATTACTTAAAAGCTTGTGATACTTCTGGTAACTATTCTACTAACTATGACTCTATTACTGCACCATCTGCTGATACCTTTGCTATGGGAACTGTTACAGTAGAATTTAGCACTATTGATTGTGTGCTTACCTGGGCAGCACTGGACTCTAAAAAGTTGGACTATTATCAGGTAGCGGCATACAACAATAGTTCTATGAATGCTACTACTGAGTTGATCTATACATCTGAACAGTTTGTTAATCCTCACTTTATATTTGATTTCTGGACTAACAATAACTGTACTGGCGGTCCTTATAGGGCTGTATGGTTTAGAGTCACTGCACATGACATCTACGGTCGTTCATGTTATGCTGATGCTTATGGACTTAATCCTGAGCCTCCAAAGATCACAGATTGCAGTGCTGCTGCTGGCTTACAGTCTTTGACTATAGGCTGCGGTCCTCTGTTTGATGACATTGTAGGATACCAATTTGCTTGTGATGTAGATAATCCTCCTACTAATAATCAAGAGGTCGGCACAAATTTTGCATACTTTGGTAACTTAACCCCTGGAGCAAATTACTACTACCGAGCCAGAGCCAAAGATCCTTTTGGCTATAGTAATAACTGGTCCGATGTAGCCAATGCTACTCCACAGTCGTTAAATGTAACTCCACAGGATATGGATATTCCGTATACTATTGGAGCCAACTGGGAAGCAGCTAATGGTATTATCACGTGGTCAAATCACACTTTAATCTATCAAGGACAATCCTATAACATAGAAGCAGGTAATGCAGGCAATAATCTATTTGTATACTGGAATGCTGCCTCCAATAACAATGTCTATAACACAGCAGATGCCATGCCAGCTAACTTTGCTTTATGGATGTTATGTTACAGAAGAAATAATAATGCTTTTCCTGCTGTGCAGTCTCCCATAATACATGGAGGCTTAATACAGACTAATACTATACATGGCACTAAGATT